ATTTTAACACATTCTGGACTAATAACATATTTTGAAATAGTTTTTCCTATTGTAATTTGAGAATTTTCTAGTGCATCCACACTTTCATCTATATAAAACAATAACTTTTCATCAAATATAATATCAGTATCCAACCAAATAAAGTGAGTAGCATCTTTACATTCGTTATGAGCAACTCTTCTTAAAGAAGTACAACCCATAACATCATCTCTAACATTAAATGTTGTTTTACCTGCCCACTCTGTCAAAGGTTTTAGTGCATTGAATCTGTTGATGAAAAATTCTTTATCCAATTTAGATTCTTCCCAATTAACCAAATAATCATCAACTGAAAGTGCTAAGTATAATTCATAATTGTTACCATCTATGTATTTTGATGCTCTGTTTAAATCACCTAATAATCTTTCCAAATCATCTATCTCGTTTGGCATTATAAATGTTGTAATAACTATTTTTTTCATTTGTATCTGTTTGCTATTAAAGTATTTAATTCTGAGTTTCTATCGTATTGATGTACTAACACAAATGGAACATCTCCATTCATAACTAAATCATTTTCTATTTTAAAATCAATTTTTGTAGTTCCAACTTGCAATGCGAAATCTGAATTTATATCAATTTTATCTTTTATAAGTTCATTGTGTATTACAAAATTAAAAGAACTTTGGTCTGTAAAATGTCTAACATCTCCTGATTGAGATACTAACCAATTTAACATTAGTAAATCTTTTACTAATTTATGTTTACCCGCGATTACACCAACATTACCAATCGTATTCCCCTTAATCCAATCCCAAAACATAGGTCCGTATCCTTCGTGTATATTTTTGTGACCCCACGGTTCGTTTTCATATGTAACACATTCGGATGCACAAATTATTTTGTTTTTGTTAGTTAATCTTAACCAATCAGATGGGTTTGTTTGCCATACAATATCTCTTACATCGGTTGTAATTATATGATTCCATTCTCTTTCATCATTCTGTAAGAACCACCACATATCAATCAATCTTCTCATATGGGGATGACCTTGCAATTCAGCACCATAACATTCCCAACCTTTATCTGTTAAATAATCAATTGTTTCTTTTGGTATGTTATAGCATATCATTACTTTGTCACCATCATATCCACAATGGTTTAGTGATTCTACATATATTTTAATCTTTTCTGGCAAATAGTTAGCAATTGCCGATATAACCAAATCTTTCATTATCTTCTTCCGTATTTTTGCCAATCGTTATGCATAAACAATCCCTCACCATGTGCTACTCCGTAATTCTGTTCTGCCCACCATTTAGATATGTTACCTTCTAATGCAATGCCATCTCCTGCAAATTGTGAAACTGTATCTAAATAAAATTGTTTTTTGTATAGACAAGGATTGTTTGTCCAATTACCATAACGAGAACCTGCTAAAAAGTATTCACCAAATTGACCGATATGTTGAGGAAATTCTTTTTTAGGGTCACACCAATGAACCGAATCCAAAAGGTGCGGGGATGTGCATCCAATTTCATCATCATAATAAGTAAGTTCTTTACCAATATATTTGAATGAGAAATGTGGAATACCTGGATACTTTCTATGTCTGTATCTAACTACATCAACACTACCGCCTAGCATTTCTAATCCTGATTCTAATCTTTCGTATGTAGTTGCTTTATCTTCTATTAGATTCCAATCATGTTCTAAAACCAATACATTATCAGTTTGTGCATTTTCAGTTAGTTTAATAAATGCTTTTCCAATACCGATGTTTTCTTGTAACCCTATACAATCTAATCCAAAGTGTGTTGCAATTTGAATATCTTGTGGAGTTACTTCCTGAAATAAAATAGTAGCATCATTTACTATATCAAATAATCCGTTGTTGTGATATGTAGTTAAAGTATCAACTAATACTTGTCCACTATTCCAAGCTAATATTCCTATACTAATTGGTAACTTTTTCATTTCTTAAATATTTTATAAAGTTATTGTAATCTTCTTTCTTTATCTCGTCCCAAATAGGTTCATCTGATGTTGTACTCATTTCAGTATCAACTCTAAAGTTTCGTAATACTGCTTTTGGTGATGGGTTTATATCTTTTATAATATTATCCCCATACCATATCTTTATATCATCAGGAATATCAATCCAATCCTTTTTATTTAACATAATAAAACATCCCCATCCCCAATCGTTTACACCAGGTTTCCATACTTCTAATATAGGGTCACCTTCTATGTTTAATGATTTATAATTACCCTCACCCATGCCAATGATACCAAACTGATTTAATACATCTTCGGTTATTACTTCGAATATGTTTGGATTAAAGTTTATATCATCATTTAGTAATGCAATATGATTGTTTTTAGCATTATGTATCCCCCAATTCCAAGCTGGGTTTACATAAATGTTTTTACCAAATGAGACATGTCTAACCTTTTCTACTTTTCCATCCAATATATCTGTCAATTGATTATTTATTACAATAATCTCATCTACATATTCACACTCATTTAAATCTGAAAGGAGTTTTTTTGTTCTATCTGATTTCCAAAGTGTAGGTATTACTATTGAGAATTTGCCCATTGTATAAATTGTTCTGGTGATATAACATTTAACATTTTGTATTTGTTAGCAGAATAATATGAGTAAGTTAAATAATATTCTTGTGTTTGATATGGAATATTACTCCCTCTTCTAATAATGCCACATCCAAAATCAGTATCAACTACTTTAATATCTAAATCAATTCTTTCAACTCTTAGTTCGGCAATTGCTTTCCATACATCACCAGTCCATGCTCCGCCGGTATCATCTCTAGCTTGCATTGTTTTGGTTGTTGGTAAGCAATCGTGACAAACAATAGTTCCGTTTTTAGATAGGTGATTTAATGAATTTTCAATATCTTTTAGAACCTGGTCTGAATGATGTAATCCATCTATAAAAATAATATCAAATTCAATATCATCGGTGATTGAATTAAAATATTCATCCGATGTTCCAACAAATGTAACTTCTCCTCTCGGAAATGGGTCAATAGAAACTTTGTATTCTGCGTTTATTAAATCAAAATTAGAAGTAGGGTCTTGTGTCCCAACTTCTAAATAAGATTTGTATCCGTATTTTTCAATTAAAATGTTAATTATATCTGTTCTTTTCATTATATGTTGTTTAATTTTTCTATATCGTTTGAGCAAAGTATATCGGATATTTCATTTATTTCTGATTCAGGTTTATCCCACCATTTCAATTCTAATAATTTATTTATTACATCATCACTAAATCTTTTACGGATTTGCTTCGCGGGGTTTCCTGCAACTATTGTATATGGTGGAACATCTTTTGTAACAATACTATATGCTCCAATAACTGCACCATCTCCAATTCTAACACCACTCATAATAACTGCATTAGTAGCAATCCATACATCGTTTCCAATGGTAACATCTCCTTTTGTTGCAGGATGTCCGTGGTCTTTTTTTACCTTTGGAAATTCGGTTTCTCTAATATGTCCAAATGGGTATGTTGAAAACCAATCTACTCTATGATTTGCTCCTAAAAATACAACAACACCGTCTGCTATGGAGCAAAATTTACCAATTCGTAAAGTTTTACCTTCACTTCCGTGTATAATTTTTATATCATCGTGTCCGTATGTATTACTTCCTACTTCTTTCATATATTTCTATTAGTTTATCTACTATCTGTATTTGTGTGTAATTGTGTAACACTTTCATCATTCCATTGTGTGCAATTCTTTCTCTCTCCTCTTCGTTTTCATTGTAGTAGTTCATCTTCTCTATACAATCAAACATCTCATCGTAATACACAATATCTTCACCTTCTATAAACATTTCCGATAATCCGGTTCTTGCATCTAATCTATCAGTTAGAACCATTTTACCACAAGCCATTCCTTCGAAGATTCTGCGAGTGATTTCTTTCCATCTACTATTCTGAATAATCATCAGTCCACTATTTAAAAATTCTGTATGTTCTTCTGCATTTAATCCATTACGATTACCAATTGCACCTTCTCCCCATCTTGTAAGATAATCTAAAAATTCAGAATTACCATATCCTCTACTCGTAACTGCCACATATTCGGCTTCTTTATTTAATGGGAATTGAACTGCCGTGTCTGCAAAGTGATTTATCCACTCAGCATTTATACCCATTTTCTTATATGCTTCTGCACATTGTTTATCAGGTGTAATTGTGAAATGAAATCTATCTGCTTTGGGAGAGTTTCTTTCAAAGTTTTGTGGGTCATCTCCACTTTCTTGTATCCAAAATGAATTTGGTTTTAATGATTTATCCAACCATTTAGAATCAATTCTACCCCAATCCATAAACAATACAATATCTGTTGGAATATCTTGTTGAATCCATAATTGTAATGCAGAATCATCATTTGCCGTAATTGGAACTATTTCGGTTTCCCACCCTCTTTCTTTGAATTCGTTTAGGAGTGCCATAGGTGTAGACCATGTCTCACCATCTTTGTAATCGTATATGAATGTTATTTTCATTATTTATAACCCAATTCGTTAAAATTAATTAGATAGTGGTTTTCACCTTCTCTGTTATATGGTGAATATGGTTGCCACCCTTCTCCCATTTGCAAAAATGAATGTTCTGATGAATATCTACTACTTCTTTTTACTCCATCCAAATTTATAGTTTTTGCGTAAGATGCTTTCATCCACCAAAAGTTACCAGAATATAGCACCCACGGTCCTGCTTTTCCAAACAATACACCATATGTGTTATATTCAGATTTGTTTAATATTCTAAATACATCTTCACACTTTTCTATATTAAAATAGTTCATAAAGTGTCGCCAACTTTCTATGTTGGAATATTCCTCACTTCCTCTTTTGGATGCACCTTTAGTATGAAGATACAAAATAAAATCCGTATCTCCAAATAATTCTTTATCTTTTTCTATTAACTCTAATGTAGTAAATTCATGCCCTTTAACTCTAATATCTCTGATACGATAATTTGGTTTATTATAGTTGTAGAATTTATCTATTATATTACTGGTTGGATAATTATCATTTCCAATAGAAATACCAACATTCAATACAAATGGAAAGTTAAAGTTCTTTTCAATTAAACTTATCTGCTCATCTATAATTTCTTCAACACCGTCTACTGCGTAGATATGATAATAAACTCTAACCATTATATTAAAGTATCATAGTAATCGTTTTGTCTTTCTTGTCTTTCGATTGTTTTTGGATGCTTGATGCAATATATCTCGTCCAAAGGAAATGCGGTGTAGGATTCAAACCCTACAATTCTCTCATGAACCTTACCTTGCCAACCAATCGTATCTTTGTTTTTGTAGATACGAGTCTGAACATCGGGGAAATTTACCCAACCTTTTTCATTTACATTCCATCCCCACTTTTGAATATGTGGTGGAGTTAAACCTTCAACGGTATTTATACGAGGAACTACAACTAAGTCTTTATCTTCATTTGCATTTAGCAACTCTTCCAAATTTACAATCAAATCTGGTTCTAAATACTCATCAGCATCTAACTGAAATATCCACTCTCCTTTACAATTTGAATTTAGAAAGTTTTTCCATTGTGCAAAATCACCACTAAACTCCGATTCTATTACTGTAATTTTATCAGCATTTGCTTGTAACTCCAAATACTCAATCATTTCTGGTGTGGATTTAGGAGTATCCAATAGAACTACTATTTCAGAGTTCTCTTCTTTGTAATTTAATAATTGAGTAACTAATCTAATTATCTCTTCGTGCTCATTGCAAGCAGTAATTGCGTAACTTAATTTCATTTTAATCTTCGTTGTGATATTTTACAATTTCATCGTCTCCACCTGTTGTATATGGTGGGTTGTATGGTTTATAGTGTGCCATTCTTGCTTGATGTTCTGACCACATATCAGCGGATGGTACATATGTATTATTCGTATAACTCCAATTAGAACCACTAGGATTCCACATTGTTGTTGAAGATGGATTATATGTAATAGAACCATATCCAGGCGTAGCTATAATATTTCCACTACTACCTGATGATACTGTTAGTGTACCACCGCTTTCACAAGTTATTTTATATGGATTATACGGGTCTGTTGATGGACCAGGTGTAATATATGGTAATGTTACAATTGGTGCAGTATTTGGAACTGCAAACGGAATAGATGGTGTTGGTTCATCTTTAACCTCTGCTAATTTTTCTTTTAGAATATCCCATTGTTTTGGAGTTACATTATATTCATGTACTCCTTCTGTAAATCCTTTTAACCAAAGGACGAATTCTTTTGATGTCATAACTATTTATTTTGTGTTTGGAACTTAGGGTTAATATCAACAACTTTATCTCTTGCGGATGTAATAAATTTAATCTCCATATTCATTTCTTGAACATTTTTTATTCCAGTTAATTTATAAGTTCTATATGCCCCATCTTGAATGCCTGGAAATTTAGATACTACTGTTTGGTATGTTCTTCTTGCCGTTCCTGATAATTCAATTTCTCTTGTATCCAAATTTACCAATCTTTTAAAAAATCTTTTTAGTATAGATGGACTAACATTTGATACTTTTATACAATGGACTATATCTTTTGATTTAGATACAAACAATGTAAAAATTATAGCAGAATCTCTTTTAGAAGTAACTTTTTTTTCACCACCAACATTTACATAATGTAATAAAGAATAAAACTTACCCTTTACCATAGTGACCGCAGGAACTCTTTTAGCTTCTAAAACGTGATTTAGATATGACGTATTAAAGTTCCTTTGAGGTGCTGCCATATGATTATTTGTTTAATGATTTCAATTTAGGTAATTGTAAAGTTTGAAACTTTGGTTGAACTTTACTATAAATACCATATTGATTCAAAATAATATCAAATCCTTCTGTCATTTTTTGCAAACTAAAATTTTGTTTGTTATTCTTTGCCAATTTAGTTGAACCAGGTAAATACTTACTATAATTCTTAAACACATCTTTCATTTTAACCAATGCTTCTGATATATTTACACTAAACCACTTTGCTTCTTTTAATAAGAATTGGTCTGCTGCTGATGGGTGAACGTTTTTCAATTCACCATCCAATAAAACTGCACCTTCTTTTAAGAAATCTACATGCCCACTCCAATTAGAAACTAAAATTGGTTTTCCTGTCAAACTAAATTCTAATAAAGGTCTTCCAAATCCTTCACCTTTTGTAAAGTTTAACATTGCTTTTACTTTGGGGTGTTCGTATAATCCATTCATTTCAGATTCAGTTAAATCACCGTGAATTAAATATACAGGAACTTTACCATAATCTTTACCCAATGCCTGCTTGATTTTTTTAATAGTTTCTTCTCTATCTAATATACTAAATCCAGCTGATGATGTTTTTAGAATCAATGCAGGTTTAACCTTTTCGTTTTTGAATGCCATTGCGAATGTTTTAATCATCATTCCTACATTCTTTCTATCTTCACCCAAATCACCTCTTAACCAATGCCCTACGAATAAGAATGCAAAATCTTCTTTGATTGTATCCAATTGGGTAACATTTTTAACATACTCCGTTCCAAAGTTTTCGTTAAATCCTTCAAATAAAATTTCAATTGGTTTTTGAATTTTATGAGTAGCAATTAGTTGACCTGTGTTTTTATCCGCCTCATTATAAACCGAATCGACTAAACTCTTTTTTGAATGTTCTGATGGAACTATAATTAAGTCCATTCTATTACAACCATGTACCCAATCTAATGGAGAGTGAGTTGTTTCGATTGCCGCACTAATACCAATGTTATAAAACCCCAGTGGTTGGAATTCATTTGGAACTGTTACTTGAATAAAAATATCAGGTTTTTCTTGTACACCTGGAATGATACTTTCAATTATCCATTTATGAAATTCATTATCATAATTGAGAGCATCCATTGGGGTTTGACCCCAACGAAGACTAACAACTTTAATATCGAACTTATCTAATTTATATAGAGAATGTAATAAATCTCTCGCGTGGTCACCATAACCTGAACGGGTTGCTACTGGACCCTGAAATACTAATGTTGGTTTCATATTATAATTCTATAACTTTAAATTTTTCTTTTGGTTTCCAATTTTCAAATGCTCCTTCCATACCATCTGATAATGAATTACACATTGCTTCTAAACTTAATTTACCTTCTCCTAAGAAATGCTTTCTACCTTTTAATCCTGCTGCTTTTCTTTCTTCTCTTCCCATTTTGTAGAAGTCCATAATCAAAGGTGCAATATCTATAAAATCAACTCTATCATCAAAAATATATGGAGTAGGAACTGAACCTGTTGTTGAACGAACTGGCCAAATTGGTCTAACCCAATCTCCCCATACCACACCTGCTTTTCTATACTTATCATGTAATGAACCAATCTCTACATAATCTTCTGCGGTTAATAACTTACCCGTCCCTTTATCTCTGAATCCACATTGGTCTTGTAAACCACCTGTTACATTTACAATGATAGGAGTTCCTGCCATTACTGATTCTGCAGTTGCTAATCCAAATCCTTCGTTAGATGCTACATTGATTGTTACATCTGCTAAATTGTAAAGATAGTTTAATTCTTGCTCTGAGTATTTGTTAGGTAAGAAAATAACTGTTGAATCTGGCATACAATGTTCTGCAAATGTAGGTAAATCAGTTCCATGCTCTTGTACCGGTTCGGTATGCATTACCATACAAACTTTATCCTGATGTTCTGGTGCAAGTGCTTTACGGAACTCATCGAATGATAACATCGCATCCATTGGTTGTTTTCTACGGATGTTTCTATTATTCCAATATAAGATGAAATCATATTCTTTATCACCTAATACAGATTTTTTGAATTCTGATGGAACATCTACTGGTTTATACAATTCAGAATTGATACCATGTGGTACATAACTTACTTGCCAATCAGCAGGTGGTGTCCAATGTTTTTCCTTATCCCAACCCCAAACTCTTTTAGTAATACCATAAGTTTGCTTTGAAATACATCCAATCCAATCACAACTTTCATAGTAATTTCTGTTGTATTTTGGGTCTGGTAAATCATCCCAAATGTGATAGAAGAAAAGGGGTACTGATTGACGAATTTCATGTTCAATCTCATACAACCAAATCCAATATCTCGGGTCTGTGAAGTGTAAGATTGCATCAGGTTTTTCAATCATCAACAATTGACGGATAATATCTGGATTACCATAACCATCCGATGGATAGATTTTAACCGAAGCATCTGCTACCTTTGTTAGTTCCCTTACATTATCATTCAAGTCAAAAACTTTACCTGCATCTGGGTGTTGAATTGCTGCTCCTAATTGAACCCAATCGTATTTATCTACTGTTCCTAAAACCATTTGTTTAGAAACATTAGCAATACCACTTGTCATTCGAAGGTCATCGGATAGTAATAGAATTTTCTTTTTTGCCATAACTTTTTTTTAATCTTAAAATTGTGAACCACTCATTTGCAATAGAGTGTATTCGTTTAATTGTTTTCTAAATTTTTCATCCTTCGTATAAAGGTCCAAAGTTCGATTGACTAATTTTTGAAAGTTTAGACCACCTTTTATAGTAGCCATCTTAAAATCTTCATCGTACAACTTTTGGATTACCTTTACCGTAGTTAATTTAAGGTTTGCCATAATAGTAATTTTCGTATATACATATATATAAAAAAATATTATTTTCCATCACAAATTCCTCTTTGTTTAAATTCACACCAAGGGCATAACTTCGATGGGTGTTTAGGATATTCTACATCTATTCTGTAATTACCATCAGCATCGAATACAGATTCAACAAAATCACTAAATCCTTTCCATGCTTTGTTTACAGATGGTTTGCCAGATGCAGGAACGTGCTTTGAAATACGAGGAACTACAAAGTCTGTGTTCTCATATAACTTTCTTTTTAATATAATGAACTCAACATCAATTACATCTTGTGATATTCCTAGCAGTTCTGCGTAGAACTTTTTATACAATAAAATTTGTGAGTTTTTAATAGGGTCTGATTTCTGATATTTATTCCATCCTTTGGTGGATGTTTTGAAATCGGTAATACGATACCTACCTGTCTTTTTGTTTCTAACGATGAAGTCAATAAATCCTAAAAAGTTTACATGCTCTGAAATTTTAGTGTTTATCGGTTGCTCAATAGCAATTAACTCATCATCTTTTAAGGAAAAGAAATTGTTGAAGTTTTTAGATTTTTGGAAATAATCTAATATAGCATAACCATCTTCTAAAAACTCAACTAGTTCCTCTTTGGAACAGATTGGATTCTGTCCATCATTTGATTCTTTTAAAAAGAACTCTCTCATTTTTTCTTTGAGGAATTCCTTTGTATTCATATTCTTATCTGCTTGTGATTTGGAAATACGCAAACATCTACTTAAATACTCTTGTAGAGTTTCGTGCATTGCTGAACCAAATACAGAGTGTATATTGGATGATGATTCTCTTAAATCATCTATGTAAGCCAATTTATATTGTTGTGGACATGAAGACCACATACTGTATTGGGAAAATGAAACTCTTGCCATAGTATATTATTTATATACAAATATACAAAAATTAATTGGTTTTTCCAAATGTTTCTTCAATATAATCTTTTAATATATCGGTCCAAACATCACACGCTTTTAAATTAGGATGTCCACCATTTCCTTTAAAATAATATTCATTATCATCAAATTCGTTAAAGCCTTTATCTATAAAATATTTAAGCATTACCGGTATTTGTTTAAAAATATATGGGTTATTAAAAACACTATTTACAAATTCTTCTGTCACAACATATCCATAATCTCTTTTAATTATATAACGTTTAAAATCTTTAGCATCGGTATTTATTTTAAATGCTGGATTTATATTATTTGAATTTGATTCTTTTAAATAAAATTCACCATCTGTGTGTTTAAATGGTTTGTGGTCATTTATACCATCAAATATAATATAAGGATACCCATTTGATTTAAAATAAGATGTTAAAGTTACTATATTTTGTAATGTTTTATACAGACAAAATGTTATATTATTATAAATGTAAATTAATTCGTCTTTGTTTTTATATATCCAGTTTGAAGCTCCGTTTCCACCTTTATACGAGTGCATATTTCTTTCAAAACACAATGGAGTTAAATGCCATTCATCGGGTAGGTTTTCCATATCATCATAATAAATGTGGTATCTTAAACACTCCGATAACTGAATAACAAATAAAGAATCTTTTGCAATATCTTTTTCAACTTCACAAAACTCAATTGTTCTCCAAGTGATTGTATCATTACCACTACCACCTTTTCCTATATTGTAAACTTCTAAATTTAGTTTTTCACCTAAAAATTTTGGCCATGCTCCTTCATTACCAATCATATGCCCTTCTGTAAAAGAACAACCATTTGCTACTAAATATTTTTTACCTAACACTAAATTTTTAATTTAAGTTTTGTTATTAACTTCTTATCAATTGCATACTTTTCACAAATGAATTTGATGTTCTCTCTACCTTCCCTAGTTCCGTATAAAACTTCAATATAATCCATTGCTTGTCTTTCAGAACAATCATATTCTTTCTTAATCAAATCAACTAAAAAGGTTTCATATTTTTCTTCTCCTTTTCCTTTGATGTATTTAAGATAATACTTACCTTTGGGTATAATGTTAATATACAAATTATACATTTCCTTTGGTTCTAATGTTTGAGTTAAAGGTAGTATGCTTGCAACTAATTCAACCCATTCAGGTTTCATAGAAAGAAATCTATTAATCATAAAGTTGCTCCACGTTTTAATGTCTTCCTCTGTAAGTTTATCAAAATACTTTGGGTCTTGCTCCGATGTGATTGCAGCAATATGGTCAAATAACTTTTTCCCTGCCATTATTCTACTATTGAAGATGGTTTATCTCTTAATTCTAATGGTAATAACTCTTGCAATGCTTTCCCACATTGAGTACATAAATACATTTCAATTGGAATTATTGCATCTTGTGCTTGACCTGTAATTAACTTACTCATTTTCTTAAATCTAAATCCTGGCATAAATGTATTGTTTCCACAATCACAATTCATATCTCTTGCATCGTTTAGGTTCATACCCATTGGTAATCCTTGTTCCATTATTTTATTATGTTTAATATTTGAATAATTGTACTCATAAATACGATTTCTTTATCTACTACTAATGCATCTTTTGATAATCCTTCTGCTATTGTTAGAATTACATTTGCCGTATTACCTACTGCGTATTCATCTACTCTATCATACAACATAGAATACATTTCAGAATAATCGTTTAATCTATTATCAGCAACTGCTTGTCTGATATTCATAAACATATTACGTTTGTCATCATTTGCTTTTAACAAATCTACCAATTTAGTTTGGAAGTTAGATTCCACCATAATTTGATGGTCTACTTTCAACTCTCCTTTTGCAGATTGTAATTGGCAAGTATTTAAGATTCTACGAATATCTGGATAATATGAACTGATAATATCAGCAACATTTTTTAAATCGTATTTAATCTTTTCCGCATCCAAAATTCTAGTAACCTGAATTGCAACATCCTTTTTAGTTGGAGGTGTGATTGCAAATGTTTGACATCTACTTTTGATTGGGTCAATAATCTTTTCGTGGTAATTACACGTTAGAATAAATCTACAATGTTTGGAGAATGTTTCCATTAAGTTACGCAAGATTGCCTGTGCGTTTGGAGTCATATAATCAAACTCATCCAAAATGATAATCTTAAATCCTGCAAATCCCATTGAGGATGCAAAGTTCTTCACCTTATTACGAACCGTATCTACATTGTTTTCATCCGATGCGTTGATAATCATACTATCACATTTAATAGTATTTACAATAAGTTTTGCAAGTGTGGTTTTACCAGTTCCTGCTTTACCATGTAGTAACAAATGTGGAATATCATTATTGTCCAAATATTGTTGAATGGTTTCCTTTACGGTTTCATTACCAACATATTCGGCAAGAGTTTGTGGGCGGTATTTCTCCACCCATAAACTGTGCTCTCTTTTACTATTTTCGTTTGCGAAAAAACTCATCTTTTTTTATTTACCTGTTGAACCAAATCCACCTATACCTCTACTACTTTCACTTAACTCATCTACTACTTTTAATTGAATAACAGGATGAGGAACTATAATTATTTGACAAACCCTATCACCAACATTATACGCAATAGAATCCAAACCATTCAATTTAATAAATGTTGCTTGTAATTCGCCTCTATAACCTGCATCAACTACACCAACTGAATTACTTAATATCAATTCTGTGTTTCGTATCGATGAACGAGGAAATACTAATCCAACCATACCATCTGGTATTTCCATAGCAATTCCCAAACCATAAGTGATTTGAAATGATGTATTTGATATGATTTTAGTTGCTACTAAATCTAATCCTGCATCACTCTCTTTTGCGTATGATGGTTTAACTGAATTGTCATCCAATAATTTAATCTTTACTTTCATTTTTTTCTGTTTGCTCTTTTCTTACCGCTTTAGTTTCTTCTGAAATTTCTCTTGGGAAAATTCTAAACACCATTCCATTTTGTTGGAAATTTAATCCTTCACCTTCTTCTGGTTGAATTTGTAAAACCATTGGTGCGGGTTCTTCTCCTGCATTCGACCATGCAAAAACTATCGGTTCATTGTTAAAAAATTGAAAACACCATTCTGCATCTGCGATTGGTTTTGTTTCAGGCACTTCAATACTACCTGCTTCTTTTTGTTGTAATTCTTCTTCTGGAAATAATTCTAATTGTTCTGCCATTTTATTTTTATTTAATTGTTTACAAATATACGAAAAATTTTTTAGAAATCAAAGAACTTTTTTGCAGTTTGAGCAGATGCTGATGCTTTGTTCCATTTCAATGCATTATAAAAGTCATCTAACTTATTTTCTAACTCTGCTTTAAAAATCATATCTCTATCGATATATTGTTCTACGAAGTCCATAATTTCTTTTGGGTCGTTATAATCTTTAAATGCAACTGTATCTAACCCCAATGGATTTTGTCTTAAATACACCCATTTAACTTTATCCCCATCTCTGATTGGTTCGTGCTTAAACGGGCAATCAAAGAACTTTAATAATCGGTTGTATGCTATACCCGCTTTAACGTGTGCCGGAGTTCCTTTTTCAAAGTTAGCAATTGCTAAACCACTATCTTTTCTCCAAGTTCCTTTATCATATTTACTTAACTCTTTAATTGCTCCACCCTTTGCGATGTTATTTACAGGCAATGATGGTAAACTTTTCTTAAATGTTAGTAGGGTTTCATCTATATAAGCATTATCTTTACCCATTAGAATATCCTTTAACATTGTAGACATAAACTTCTGAAATGCTTTAGGGAATGATGAACGAACTACATCTAAACCTTTTACGTCCAATTTATCGCAAGGGATACCGTTCTTCAAAATCATCCATTGTGCGTATCGTTTCTTTGCTACCCAAAAACCTGCTTTGGAGATATACTCTTTTTTGATTTCAAATCTGTGTTTATCTTTTGGAATACAAAAGAATCTTTCTGATAATAAATCGTAGAAATTGTTTAGGAATGTTTGAGTTTCATCAGCAATACTATTAACCTCTTGTGCCATTCTTTTTTCATCGAATGTTTTGTATTCAGGGTATCTGTGTTTAACTAAAGGTTCTGCTAACATATAGATTGAATCAGTATCAATATACACATTGTAATCTTCTTTTGTAGTTAGTTCTTTTTGATATTTAAGATTTGCCATCTCTGCCGTTTTCTTAATAACAGTTTGCCCCGTAATCGTAACTGCCTCTGCATTATCAATATCGTAAAACCGAAAGGCAGGAAGACCAAGAACACCATACATAGAATTAAGCAAAATCTTTTGAACCAGCTGCCTTTTCGCATAAAACTCATATTTTTCCGTATCACCCGCTTCACCATATTGACTTTCTAATTTTCTAAATTCTACTCTTTGTGAAAACCAAGTATCCAAAATATCGGCAATCAGACCTGGTTTATCCTGATTATACAGAACACCATTTGCTGCTACTCCTAAATTACTATCTTTGATTACTTCTTTTAATTCTTCTCTTGTGTAATCATAATTATCTCCACCATTACCAATAACAGTATATGATTCAGCACCACCTCTAACCCACTCTTCTGCATCCCAATCTTTAATCTTTCCGATTTTAGTTTCGGGTGAGATGTTTAGAGTCATAATGATTGATGGATATAGAGATGTTAAGTCCAAGTCATAAATCCAATCATACTTACCAACAATAGGTTCTTTCACATAAGCTCCGATAAACTTCTCTTCGTTATTATCACGAAGTGCCTGCATCTTCTCCTTCCTATCCTTTGGTTTATTTGGTGCTACTAAACCTTTCTTTTTCAGATACGCTAAACACGCACCTTCCAAATACTTTGATGAGAACATATAATCTTCATACGGAACAAATCCCGCGTGGCAGATTGCTCTACATAACTCAATGAATTGAAGTTTCTCATCCATTGAAACAACTAACTCAACGTCAGTAATGTTATACTCAATGAACTTCTCCAAGTCAGTTTCAAACAAATCATCTAAACTTCCTTCGTATTCAATCTTACCTCTACCTAACTCTTTGGTTGCTATGTGATTAAGAGTATAAGAACTCTCTAAACCATAATTATAGTTTTTATATAAATTTATATAATCTAAAATAGAAACTCCACCCAAACTCCACTTTTGTCTATACGGTGAATAGAAAGTTTGCCCAATACGAGATAATCGTTTTGCGTGACCTTCACCACATACTCTCTTTATACGATTGTATAAATACGGAATATCAAAGAAGTCAATATTCCAACCTGTTAGGATTGTAGGGTCTACCCCTTGATAATAATTTAAGAATGCCATTAGTAGGCTTTTCTCATTATCAAAAATATGCACTTTCACCTCTCTACCATCTTTACTGAATTGTTGTGCAGTATTCTTTACCTTTCTATCTTTATCTAATGCAAAGACTTCGTAAAGTTTACTTGTACTATCATGTGCAGCAATTGCGGTGATTTCATTCTGTGCTTCCAAAGTTGATGGAAGCCCAGAAATCATTTCACACTCAATATCAAAGGTCATTGTTGTATGTCCTTGTGATGGTAAATCATTATCGTATATATCAACTAATACTCTCGTTGTTTCTGGAACATCCGATTCGAATAAATCCTCTGCCTCATCCTTTTCCCACTTTGATATTCTGGTTAGTTTATCTCCATGCATAGAGTTGTATTGTCCATAAGGGTCTTTCTTATAAGCATACTTTCTATACGGAAACGTCTGATAACCATTCTTATCATCCCATAAATGGATTAAATTCTTCTGTCTTTCGTAAAATATATTTTGATACATTCGTTATTTTTAAGGTTTGTAGAAAATAAAGATTGGTTCATATTTGTAAAATGTTCCACCTATTTTCATACTATTTTTCACTCCACTCAAATCAACCCCCGTCATTGGAGACATTGTCATTCTCAATTTACCTTGATACTCCATTCCCAATTCAACTAATATATCAATTGAGTCCTGCTCCAATGTCCACCACTTATCAGTTCCCACTTTAATATCAGCAATATTCCAACAGATGTATCTATCGTTTCGTAAATATTCATATGCAGTTGTTAAAGTAGGTCGTAAGAATCCATCTCTCCAACTTTCGTAATTACTGAACTTCTTAAACGATTGAGTTTCATCATCTGAATATCTTTCTCTATCAAAGTATGGTGGTGATGTGAATATAAAATCCAACTTACCTTTATACTTTTGGAACTCAGGTTCTTCATCTATAATTTCAGAACCAGTTGTAAAGATTTCATAAGTGTTTTGGTGTCCCCAAAATGGATTACTTGCACCTGGAATCTTATTGTTAAAGAACTCCGCTAAATACTCATATCGTGTCTTACCAATTTCAGGTATTTGGTTTTCAGTATTAGGGTCATTACCTATGTAGTGAATGTTTCTATCATCTACCGATAATGCTCCTAAAATCCTACCACCCCAACCTGCCGATGGGTCATAAATGTTTATAACCTTTTGGTCTTTAAAGTGGTTTGTAAACTTTTGATACAAATACTTTGCAGTTAGTGGTGGGAAGTTTACTGCCGCTTGCGTTCCCATTCCAATTCTAAATGCCGCAGTTGCTTCTGGAAATATAGTTTGTCCATACGGATATGTTTTAATCTGTATAGGTTGTTTTGGTATATCAACTAAGTTGTCAATATTATCTCCCCAATCAGCAGTTTTAAGTGATGAAATATTTTCATACTTCAATATCCCTGCTCTATATAAATCCTTTACCTCCTGTGCCGTAATTGGTGGAGATGGAACTTTACTATCTGCCTGTGATAAACAGAACCCATGCCCTGCTTCGGTATCCCCCGCTGCCCACTTCTCAATCCACTCCTTACCACTTTGGATATGTGAGTTATGAAAGTCAGGATGATTTAAGTGTAAAGTTTTTGTGAAACGATACATACCATCTTGACGAGTCAATCTTCTCATCTGTTTGATAAAGTTTGGTAGGTAAGCATCATCTACAAAAATATCATAGATAGATGGTTTTGGTTTATCATAAGTTGAACCACCAATACCTGTTTTATACATTGCAGGGAAGAACTGATTTACAGGTGTTGCAAACTTATTAAAATTGAAAATAATATCGTTCCCATCATCGTCCTTTTCTTCAAATTTATCCACCTTATAGGTTTGTAGTTTAGAAAAGTTCTCAATGATTTCTGCTTCATCTATTCCAATTTTAGGAGGTGCATCAGTTGCTTGCCATCTTGCAACGGCAGTCTTACGAAAGAACGCCACCCACTCTTCAAATTGAGTGAATGGCATTTTCAATACATCTTCGTATTTAAGGTTTATCTCCGGAGAGTAAATCCAATCGTTCTTTTCGTAAAAATATTTCTTTTTATAATTAAAAGCCATATTAGTTTGTTAGTTGAACTTCTACCAAAAAGTATTTTGCGGTA